ACAGCCTATGTCAGGTCCTACTGGTTTGATCTTCACAATGAAGTCACGTTATAACACTCAGTCTGGTCCAGAAGCATTGTTTGATGAAGCTGATACTTCTCATTCAGGTACTGGTACACATGAAGGTTCTTTATTCGGTGGTGACGATTTAGATGGTGTTTTGGGTGCTGATGGTGTTAAATTATCTGCTGGTGAAGCTTACGAGACAATCGTTGGTGAACAGTTGGGTACTGGTGGTACTAACCCTGATTTCAAAGAAATGGCATTCAACATTGAGAAATTCACCGTTGAAGCTAAAACACGTGGTTTGAAATCAGTATGGTCTACTGAATTAGAACAAGACATGAAAGCAGTTCACGGCTTGAATGCTGAAGACGAGTTGATGAACATTCTTACCATGGAAATCACTGGTGAAATCAACCGTGAATTGTTACGTAAGATGTACTTCATTGCTAAGTTGGGCGCACAAACTGCAACTACTCCTGGTGTGTTCGACATGCAACAAGATTCAGACGGTCGTTGGTCTGTTGAGAAAGCTAAAGGTTTATTGTTCCAAGTTGAACGTGAACGTAATGCTATCGCAATCCAAACTCGTCGCGGTAAAGGTAACTTCGTGATCTGTAATGGTGACGTAGCTTCTGCCTTGGCTATGACCGGTATGTTGGATAATTCTGGTAACAAATTAGACAACAACTTAGTTGTTGATACTACTGGTGCTACATTTGCCGGTGTTATCTTAGGTGACGTTAAAGTTTATGTTGATCCATATGTAAACGAAGACTTCGTTCTTGTTGGTTACAAAGGTCAATCTGAATTGGATGCTGGTATTTACTACTCCCCATATCGTCCGATTGAGTTAACTAAAGTTATCAATCCTAATAGCTTCCAACCTGCTATGGGTATGAAAACTCGTTATGCTTTGGCTACTTCTCCTATGGAGCACGGTAAAACCACTATCGATGCAGCCGCATATCGTACTTCTCCTTTCTACCGCATTTTCAAAGTTGAAAACTTGCTTGGTTAATACTGAAAGTTGATTAAAAGAAAAAGGAGCTTCGGCTCCTTTTTCTGTCTATGGAGTTTGAATCCATAATAATTAACAATCAACTAAATAAGATTGTAAAAGATTTCTTAATATATTCTAGCAGGAGAAAAAAAATGGCTGAATTAGGTATAGACAGCTTTATTAGTTCCCTTCAGCGCGGTGGTATGAGACCAAACCTTTTTAAGGTTTCTCTTGAATCTCCATACGGAAACTATGATGCATTTGAGTTCAGATGCAAAGCAACATCTATTCCTGGTGTAACTATGTCAGCAATCGCAGTTCCTTTTATGGGAATGGATGCAAAGTTACCAGGAAACAAAACATTCGAAGATTGGAACTGTACCGTTCTATCAGATGAAGGTTTAGAAATTAGAAGAACATTTGAGGATTGGTCTGAAGCCATCCTTAATTCTGAGACTAACAGAAGTGGCGATAGTGTGGTTAAAAACCACATGGTAAACGGAACAATTACAGCATACAACCGCGATGGTACAGAGGGTGCTCAATATGAAGTTAGAGGTATTTGGCCAATGACTGTTGCTTCTCTAGCATTATCATGGGATGCCAAAGACACTATTGCTGAATTTGATGTAGGTTTCGCTATCCAATACTTTGTTAGATTGAAATAATCAAAAAGGAAATTAAATTATGTCAATTTTTGGTTTACAAAGCCCAGGCTTAGCAATAATCGAACAAGATTTTACAAATAAAGTACCAGGAGCTTCTAGTTCTATTGGTGGTTTCGCTGGTGCGTTCCAATGGGGTCCAGTACTCGATCCACAATTAATCGATAGCGAAAGAACTCTTGTTGAGATTTTTGGATTGCCAAAGAAAAGCTATAACCGTAAGGATTTCTTTTCTGTAGCATATTTCATGAAATATACTGGTGCTTGTTATGTTACTCGTGTAGTTGGCCCAAATGCATCAAACGCTGTTGCATTTGCAGATCCAACTGAATCTGTTGTCGGTTTAGAAACATTTATTCCTAACAAGCAATTCTTTGATGTACAATTCACTAACCCTACTAGTGTTGATTTTGTTGCAAAGTATCCAGGTTCTATTGCAAATGGTATCGAGATTAATATTATTGATGCTTTAACATTCCCATTGTCTCAATATAGTGGATTATTCCAATCGGCTCCACAAGGAACTGAAGTACACATTGCTATTGTTAAAGATGGTAAAGTATTAGAAACATTTGATTTCTTGAACATCCTACCAGGAACAAGAAAGTTAGATGGTACAAATGCATATTATGTTGATGTTGTGAATGAACAATCTCAATATATTTGGATTACTGGTGAACCTTTAGCTTGTTCTACTATTCTGCGTGGTGGTACTCTTGGTGCTGAATATGCTACTTATTCAGATATCGCTAGAAGTTTATATCCTGGTTCAGGTAATGGTCTTCGTATTGTATTGGTCGACGACGTTAACTACACATCTCAAGATGCCACAGTACAAGGCGCTTTAGTTGGAGCTCCTGAAGTCGACGAAGTAGCCATTGTTGTTATTCAAGACGGGTTTGTTCGTGAAACGTTTGAAGTATTGTCTAAGGACTCTTTAAACGCAATGTACTATGTCGATGTTTTCAATGAAGAGAGTGCTTACGCTGACTTGTTACGAGCTGCTGATTTCTCTTTAGCAATAGAAACTGATTTCGTTTTATCTGGTGCAACAAATGATGTTCACCCTGGTGACGAAGTTATTTCTGGTTATGCTTTGTATGAGGACCCAGATACTTATGACATTAGCTTAATGTTCCAAGGTGCTGCATCTAACACCGTGGGTAACTATATTTTGGCTTTGTCTGAATCTAGACGTTTCACTGTAGGATTTGTTTCTCCACAGTTTGATTCAATCAAGGTTGGTGGTACTCAGGCATTAAATGGTGCTTTGGCTGATAGAGCTGCTGTTGGTAACACAAGTTACGGATTCATGGATTCTAACTGGTGCTTAGTGTATGATGTGTACAACCGTTCTGATGTTTGGATTCCAGGTAACCCAATCTCTGCAGGTTTACAAGCACAGGTTGATTCTTTACGTGGTGGTCCATGGTATGTAGGTTACGGTCCAACTTATGGTCGTATTGCAAACGTTAAACGTTTAGCATGGGAACCAACTCAAGCTTTCCGTGATGAGTTGTATAAGAACGATATCAACACTATTGCTACTTTCCGTGGTGATGGTATTCTATTGAATGGTTCTAAGACATTACAGGGTAAGCCATCAGCGTTTGATCGTCTGAACGTTCGTAGAGTGTTTATTTTTGCTCAGAAAAGTATTGCTAGATCAATGAGATACTTTATTGGTGAACTAAACACTGAGCAGACTCGTTTACGTGCTCTAAATGCTGTTACACCATTCTTGAGAGATCTACAAAGTCGTCAGGCATTGTATCGTTTCTTTGTGAAATGTGACGCAGAGAACAACAGCGAATATGTTAACTCTAACAACGGTCTGGCTATGGATATCGCAATATCTCCTAGTATGACTATTGACTTTATTGGTATTACTTTCTCTGCTGTTGGTGGAGAGGTTGACTTTGAAGAGTTGTTTGGTTAATAGTTAGACTTGTTGTAATGGAAAGGAGACTTCGGTCTCCTTTTTTGTCTCTGGAATTTGTTTACATTACAGAAAGTCTAGTATACAATTTGTAGTAGTTAAATAGAGAGAGACTAAAAGGAACAAGAAATGTCTAGAATTGAACAATTGATCGAAGAGTCTGAAAAAGACCTAAGCATTGACTACTCAGGAAACATTGGTATCGCCGTATCACAACAGCCAACAATCTTTGTTAAATGGTTAAAGCTACTAAAAGAACAGAGTCTTAAACACCGTATGCTTTTATTGAAAGAAGAAAAGTTGAACTCAGACCTTACAATCTATTACACAGGGAAAGCAGATCCTGAAGTTTATAGAACAAAACCCATGAACCATAGATTCTTGAAGTCTGAAGTTAAGGAAGCCATTGCCGCTGACCAAGACATGATAAAGTTGAGAGCTGAGATTGCAATTTCAGTCGAGACATTAGATACGTTAGAAAGAATTGTTAAAGCTGTCAAAGATAGAGATTGGCAATTAAAGAATATTATTGAATGGAGAAAGTTCTCTGAAGGTATTGCTTAAAGATCTTTGAGTTTTTGCACGCAGTGCAATGGGCTACGCCCAATCTCTGTTTCTTCAATGTTGAATTCTTCTGTTACTTGGAGACTCTTCTCCTAATCCCCTATACTCTCTTCTCTCGGAGGAACTTGATTCCATTATATCATATTTGTAGCCGGTGTACATAGTTTCTTTAATTAAAGTTTTTAATCAATCGTGTCTTTATGATTTACAGAATTTATCAATGAATCTAGGCATCACCGATGAGTTTTGTTGTCTATAGATGTATGTTTTATCATAGTATCCAGTTAAATATTACCAGAACTTATCATATTACTTCTAAACTATATCCTAATACAAATTATTAATGTAAAAGATAACTAAATAGATCAATGATAAATTAAGGACAAAGAACATGCTTTTGACCAATATTGCAAAGAATATTAACTGGTGGTTAATGTTTGAAGTTACAAGACTAGACGGTACTAAAGTAAACGTATCAGAATGGGTACAGAACTTCAACATGCCCGCCTTGACTCTAGGTACATCAGAAATCCCATACAACCAAGGAAACTTCAAAGTTCCAACAAACGTTCCTGATTGGGGTCAAATTGATGTTCAGTTCTTATTGGATGAGAACTGGGAAATTTATACGCTTGTTCTAGATTGGATGTTTGCGAATGCTAAAGACAGACCTTCATTTGGTAACATTGTAGCGATTGCATTAGATTCTTACCAAAGACCTGTTTTTAGATACACCTTTGGAAACCTAATCCCTTCCAACATTGGTGCAGTAGAAATGAACGTTTCAATGGAGAATGAAAATATTGCATTCAATGTTGCAATTGACTATTCACAGTTCTCTTACAAGAAACTAGGTGTTGGTGGTATGTATAAGATTGGTGCTGGTGAAGGTACAAGAGGTAGCTATCTAGAGAATGGTACTTCTTCGGTATCTAATGAAAACATTATCACTAAGTCTAAGATATTCTCTGGTAAGCTATTGAAGAATGATCAAGCAGGATTGCCATGGGATATTGAGTTAGTAGGTGATGATTGGCCTTCTCTTCTAGATGATGGTACTAAACAGATTTCATGGTCTTAAAGATCTTTGAGTTTTTGCACTTCGTGCAATGGCGCATGGCGCCAAGTCTCTGTTGTTTGTTCCTAAAGAATTCCATAAGACCCTCCTAATCCCCCTATACTCTCTTCTCTCGGAGGAACTTGATTCCATTATATCATACTTGGAGCCGGTGTACATAGTTTCTTTAATTAAAGTTTTTTATTAAAAATGAAAAGTTAATAAACAAACGTTTATCAATAAAAACAACATAAATATATGCTGAATTCTCAACAATCAAAAGAGACAACAATGAACATTTATAAACTTTTAGAAGACACAACTTTATCATACGCTGATGGTATAATGCCAGCAGACGCCAATTTATCGTTTGATACATTGTTCAGTGATACATATATCCCATCTTTAGCAAGACAGATATTCCCAACAATCCCAACAACAATGCCAACTGGCTCTTTATTTGCTGTAGTTGCAGATGAAGCAACAGGCGAATTGTTTCTGAAACGTAATCCTGTTAACGTATACCCAAGCACACCGATCAAAACATCAATAACCAGAGAAGCTGCCTATGATATTAGAAATCTATTTGGTGTAGAATCCAATAAATTATTGGTTGGTATGCTAAGAGGTTTCATGAACGATCAAGAAAACGTAAAATGTCTTGAATTTCTTGAAGCTGAAAGTAAAGTATACACTCCACTAACATTATCAGACCCAACTAATGCTGAGGTAATTCTTTTTGAATTATCAAAAGTAGTTCAACAAATAGTTCTTGAGATCAATTTAAAAAGAACTAAAACGTTTGATGCCTATGCTGTGGTGCCATACAAACATGCGTCAGCTATAATGGCATTATCGGAGTACGCTGGTGGAGATAATGTTGAAAATCGCGGCTTATACATAGGTAAAATTGGTTTAACAAAATATTATGTCAACCCTGATGCAGCTTCAACTACTTGTTATGTTGGTTTGGTTGATAAAGAAGATATTGGTAGATCTTCTGCTACTTTCTCTCCTTATGTGAACCAGGTTTATTTTGCGCCGGATAGTGATCTGAATGCTGAATTCATTTATTTGGTCAATAGATACGCCATCACTAAATCACCAGCGCATATGGTCGGCAATGAGATGATGTACAAGTTCACAATTTCATAAACATACAGTTCACAAAAAATGATTTGATCATCACTATGACACTTTAATTTTTATAGATGTATGTTTTATCATAGTCTCTAGTTAAAGTGTCTCAAAACGCATCAGGTTAATCGAAAACCATATTCCTATCATCCATTTACATACTAAATAGTCTAAACACTAAGAGTATATTCAAAATGGAAAAGGAATACGATATCATAGTTTCTTTCTATGATACAACATATATCAAAATAGATTGTCCATACAATATGGGAATCTTCAACGAAATCACTGAACGTTTTAGTTTTTACACACCTGGTTATAAGTTCCATCCTAAAGTAAAAGCGAAGATGTGGGATGGTATAATCCGTCTCTTCAATCGAAAAAATCATACACTACCCTTTGGTCTACTAGCTCAACTCGTTTTGTTTGCAAATGACTCTGGGTATTCCATTAAAGTAGCTGAAGAAATTCTACCTACATCCAACATCAATGAAGATATAGTTGAAAGTTTCTGTGATGATATTCTTAATCTTACTAATCCGCCTAGAGACTACCAAATTGAAGCTGTAGTTGCAGCATTAAAAACTGGTAGAAGATTAATTCTTAGTCCTACAGGTTCAGGTAAAAGTTACATCTTTCATATTGCTATTCGATACTTGTTAGAGGTCGAAGGGTTTGATAAGATACTCTTGGTTGTCCCAACGGTGAACTTGGTTAGTCAGATGCTTGGTGACTTTATAGAGTATGGTCAGAATGATCCTAAGTTTGATCGTAATGATTATCTAACAATCCCTAACAAACGAAATATTAAGAACGGTGACTATAAAGTTATCATTTCGACTTGGCAGTCACTACAAAGAATGCCTTCAGAGTATTTCAATGGTTCCGACGAATTTGTTGGATTTGATGCTCTTCTTGTTGACGAGGTTCACACCTTTGCTGCGACTGTTGCTGGTAGCATAGCAGAAAAATCGAATAAGATTCCTGTAAAGATTGGGATGACTGGTACTCTTGCCAATACGAAAACCGCAGAGATGCAACTGATTGGTCTTTTTGGTCAACCTTATCAAACAACAACCACTAAAGATCTGATGGAAGCTGGTATCTTGTCTACAATGAAGATTACTGCTATTCAGATGAACCATCCAGAACTAGCCCCAAAGATGAAGTATGCTGATGAGATGGAATATTTGAGAAATCATGCACCTAGAAATCAGTTCATTGCTTCGTTTGCTGAAAAAACTGCAGGAAATAGTTTAATTTTGTTTCAAAATCATGATCAAGGTGATACAATAGTAAAACTCCTACGAGAAAAGTCAAACAAAAGGATTTTTCATGTAACTGGCAGAGCAGATTCAGATGATAACGAAATGGTCCGTCAATACTGTGAAGCAAATCATGATGCTATAGTTGTTGCAAACTATCAAGTTTTCTCGACAGGCATCAATATTAAGAACTTGCATAATGTTATCTTTGCTTCGCCTACAAAGTCAGCAATCAGAATCTTGCAGTCTATAGGTAGAGCACTAAGAAAGCATGACTCTAAGGACATAGCTAACATCATCGATCTATATGATGAGTTTGGTGACGACAAAACAAAGAACCACACGTTTAGACATTTTCTTGAGAGATATCAAATCTACATGCAATCTAAATTTGATGTCAACATTCTTCAAGGTCCTACCTTTTAGTAGACATGTTCATTAGATATACATCTCGTGTCCCTGAGTCATCATAGGGACACTTTAACCATCTAGTATGATAAAACATACATCTATACCTCTCAAAGTGTCCCAGAACACATCTAATTCATTTTAAAATTTCTGTTTACATGTCGATCAAAACGTGTTATAATAGATTTTTAAGACATCATAGGATCATATATGGCAAAAAACGAATACTTATCAAATGCCTTTTTACTTGAGGTCATGAAAAAATGGAAAGAATCTGGAGATCCAAAAATCCCAGATGAATTTGCGCAAGCATTTATGACTCTTACAAGAAAAACACTCAATCATCGCTATTTCCGTGGATATCCAAAAGATCTAAAAGAAGAAATGCAAGGTGAAGCTCTACTAACCCTTATTGCCAACGCTAACAAGTTTGATCTAGAAAAATACACTAATATATTCAGTTATTTCACAACATTTGTTTTCAATGCATATATTGGTGTTATCCGTAGAGAATATCATGATCAGGCCGGAGCCGCTCAATATTTCCTAGCAAATTCGGAACAATTAGATCTAACTGATGTTTCTACATTAAATATTATAGAGACCAACGAAGCTTTTATGACTTCTATTAATGGTAAGAAAGCAAAAGCCAAAGCAAAAACCAAAGCCAGAAAACTATCATCTAAACCAACCCTCTTTAATGTCGAAGAAGTCTATTCAGAGCTAAAAGACTTAATTTGATATAGGAATTCCCTTTAATGAAAAAAGTAGCAATTATAACCGATACGCATTTTGGTGCCAGAGGTGAAGCTGAAATCTTTCTAGAAGCCAAAGCAAAAATGTTAAAAGAATTCTTTGCCTTTGTTAAAAAGAACAAAATTACTGAAATTTGGCATTTGGGCGATATAGTTGATTCTAGAAAGTCAATGAGTAGTAAACTTTTAAGATGGATTAATACTCATTGGACACAACCAATTCATGATTTAGGTTTAACCGTTGTAATTATTGTCGGTAATCATGATACATATTATAGAAGTTTGAATACACCAAACACTGTTGATGAATTATATGGTAGAGATTCACATTTCAAAATTGTAACTTCTGATGTATATGTTTCTTCTATTGGTGGAAATTCTGTAGCATTTGTTCCTTGGCTTTCTCCTGAAAATGAGAAGCGTTGTCTAGGTAACTTAAACAAAAACATGTATGATGTTGTTTGTGGTCATTTTGATATTATTGGTTCTTTGATGTTGGGTAGCACTATATCAGAACACGGTTTAAACAAAGACACATTTAAACATAACAGACTTGTTTTATCTGGACATTATCACAAAAGATCTATTAACGAGAACATTTATTATCTTGGTTCTCCTGTTCCAATCAATTGGGCAGAGTCTATTGATTCTCATGGATGGCATACTCTTGATGAAAATCTAAATCTAAAATTTCATGAGTTTAAATACCCACTATATAAGAGAATCACCATCAATACTGATGGGCCTATAGATGAGCCATATGAAGGCCATTCATTCTATAAGATAAACATTATTAAAAAGAATGAGTTCTTCTTTCAGCAATGGTTGAATGAATTAAAACAACATAAAATTCTACAGTTGCAGATTATTGAAGACGGAAATGATTCAATAGACGAAACAGTAGAAATAGACGAAAACGAGATTAGAGAAGATTTACTTGGACTAATGTCAAAGGCAATTGATCAATCTGCGTTTGAACGAGGAGTTGAGTTGAAAAATCTATTATCTGAATTACATAATGAAATAGTTAATTCTAGATTGGTGGTGAAAGGATGAGAATTAAGTCAGTTTCAGTAAAAAACTTCTTGTCGTTTGGCAACCACATGGAAACAGCCAAAATAGACAGAAATAATTTGGTTTTATTGATTGGTAAAAATGGTGCAGGTAAAAGTTCTCTTGGTCAAGCTATCACTTATGCTCTGTTTGGTAAAACGATTCTAAAAGTCAAGAAACATGATCTAATCAATAAAATCAACAATAAAGAACTTCTTGTTATTTTAGAATTTGAACAACATGGTAATGACTATAAAGTTATCCGCGGTATGAAACCGAATATATTTGAAATTTATCGTAATGGCGAATTAGTCAACCAATCCTCAAGCGTATTAGACTATCAATATATTTTAGAGACGGAAATCATTGGATATAATTTTGAATTGTTCAGACAATTGATTATGTTATCTCCTATTAGTTTTGTTTCGTTCTTTGAAATGGGCGCATATCAGCGTAGAGCAATCCTAGAGGAATTATTATCTCTTAGAGAGATTTCTGAAATGTTGAGTGTTCTTCAAGGAAGAATCTCAGAAAACAAAAGTCTAATGACTGAATCTAGTGCAACGTTAAGAGAACTCACCAACACTGTTAGAACATTAAATGAAAGTCTAACTACTGCATTAAATAATGCAAAAGAAGGTTCTAAAAAGAAAAAAGACGAGATTCAGACTTTATTATCTTCTGTTGAAGGTGATAGAGAAAAAGAAAGAAAGATATCAGAAAGACTCTCTGAAATAGACAAGGAAACCAGAACAGAACAACGCCGTCTACTTGAAGAAGCTCAAACAAAAATCACATCAGCGCTAGGTCAATTAACTTATGCTGCTAATAAGATGGTTACTGATTCTGACTTTCTACATTCAAATGATATCTGCCCTAGTTGTCAACAATCTATTGAAACTTCACATAAGGAAAAACTCTTAGAATCTTTAAGTGTAAGAAAATTAAAAGCTTCTGATGGAAAGGCTCAACTTGAGGAAAAGTTAGAAACTGTTAAAAATGAATTAATTGAACATAAAGAGATTTTAAAAGAATACCAAAATCTAGAAAATGCATTAAAGATTACTCGTTCGAACATTCAAGCAAATCTTGATAAGATTAAATGGCTTGAAACGGAATCTCCTGTAGTGGATACATCCCATCTTAATGAAGGTATTAAGCATGCGGCCAGTAGATTAAAAGAAACACAATCGGTTGTAGAAGAATTAGAATCTCAAAGAGACCTACTCGTTACAGCAAAAGATTTCTTGAGTGACGATGGTATTAGAAAAATGATCATCAAGAAATACATCCCATTTATCACTCAAAGAATCAATTGGTGGTTAAAGGAACTTGACTTTTTTGCTAAGGTTACAATTTCAGATGAATTTGAAGAAAGCATTAAGGTTAGAGGATTTGATCCAACAAGTTATCATAATTTGTCTTCAGGTGAACGAAGTAAATTAACTCTTGCTACAGTGTTTGCCTTTAGAGAGTTATTATCACTAAGAAACAATTCAGATCTTCCATTTCTATGGATTGATGAAATCTTGGAGAATATTGATGTTGAGGGTAAGACAAAGTTGCTATGGAATTTGAGAGAGATTGTTGAGAAAAATAAAATTAGCATTTATGTTGTGTCGCATGGTTTAGGTGGAAATGTCGATCCATTTCATGAGTCAATCGAAATGTATAAGGAAGGAAACTTCTCTAAATATAGAGAAACGTTGTTATAGTTTAATCAAAAAAGAAGTGCCAAAAAGGAAAAGTAAATGAGTTTAGCAGAAAAAATAGCAAAATCAAAACATGTTAAAGATAATATTTTAGTAGAAAAACCACCAGTATTTATTTCAACAGGTAGTTTATCAATCAATGTACTGTTCAGTGGACAACTGGATGGTGGTATTCCGATTGGGAAAATCTCAACAATTGCCGCGCCAAGTTCATTAGGTAAATGTGCACGTGGTACTGAAGAAGTAGATATTGAGATATCTGAAGAAGTATTCGAAAAATACTTTAAAAACAAAGTATCGTTTGAGGTATTAGACTCGCAAAAAATTATCGTACGAGTATCAATGACAGATTTGTTTCAGGCATTTGAAGCAGATCTGCCAGCAGATAGAGAACAAATGACAGCAATGCCCGAGGATGTTTATGTTGAAACACCTTATGGTAAAACTCGAATCGAGATTCTAGTCAAGAAACCGGTACAACCATGGGTTTCTGTTTATTATGATGGTTCTAATAGACCAATTCAAGTATCACCAAACCACTTATTCTTTACAGAAGCTGGTCTTAAATTAGCAAAAGATTGCTTAGGAGAAAACATCCTTTTCAAGGTTGGATCAAAGAAAGTATTAAAGATTGAAGAATCAAACAAACATGAACCTCTTTATGATATTTCTATCTGGAATAATGAAGCCACATGGGAATTTAAGGAAGCTTATTATTTATCCAATGGTAGCTTAAACCATAATTCATTTGTTGGTGTAAAGGTTGCTAAAAACGCACAGAAAGACCATAATATGACTGTTCTATATGTAGATACTGAATATGCTTTCTCTGCATCATTTGCTAAAGCTGTTGGTATCAATGAAGACGAAATGGTCGTTATTCAGAATAATCAAATCGAAGAAGTACAACAAATCCTCACGTCAACTGTTATGGAGTTAGACCCGCTTGAACGCCAAAAACTTCTAATTATTATTGACTCATGGGGTGGCTTAGTAACATCAAAAACTATCAATGATGCTCAAGATGGTAAAGACGTTACTGATATGACGGTATCCAAGAAAAAGAATAACCTTGCTAAGATCCTTACAGGGTTAGGTTGTACCGTTTTTGTTATTAACCAAGTCTATGATACATTTGACCAGTACAATCCTATTGCAATGGGAGGTGGTAAAGGTATTCGTTTTGCCTCATCCTCAGTAGTAATGGCAACATCAAAAGCAAAATCAAAAGATGGAGCAGATGTTGATGGATTCATCATTTCTGCTAAGGTTGATAAAGGTCGTTATGCTGTAGAACAGTCTAAGTTAAAATACATGATCAAGTTCTCTGGTGGTATTCATCCATATTATGGAATTCTTGATGATGCCATGGAAGGTGGATTTGTTGAAAAACCAAGTATGGGTTGGTATACTCGACCATCTGTCGAAAACGATAAGAAGTGGAGAGAAAGAGAACTTTGGGAAAACTCAAAAGAGTTCTGGGGACCTTTACTGGCAATGAAAGAATTCCGTGAATATTTTGAGAAAAAGTATTCATTTAAACATAATGAAATCCATTCAGATGAACTCAACGATATCGAAGATGAACTAGATATCTAACAAAAACATAAAGGATCAGTGTACAAAGCTGATCCTTTGTGTTATAATAGAATTTCATTGATCATAGAAGGAACTTATGATATTAATCATCGAAGGTCTTGATCGATGTGGTAAAGACACACTCATCAAGAATATAAAACAAAAACTTTTAACAAATCCAAATACTTTCGTAATACATTGTTCTTCTCCTCCAAAAAATTCAGATTCAACTTGGTCAAAAACATATTACACAAATTTACTCAATGAATGTTCTATTCTTTCAAACAAAGGCTATAATATTATCCTGAATAGATCTCATTATGGCGAAGATGTTTATGGTCCAATTTATCGAAATAATTCTGCAGATTGGGTATACGAAATATCAAGAGAAATACTAAACCCTAAAGACTCTGTTGCAATATTTCTTGTAGATGAACCTGAATGTTTAATTGAACGAGAAGATGGTGAATCCTTTTATACCTCTATAGAAGATATAAAAAGAACAAAAGAAAGATTTGAACACGTTTATGAAAAATGCGAATTACCAAAACTCATTTACAATATTTCATTAGATGGTGGATGGATGAATTTAGATAATGACGTTATTCGGTTTATTAGAGATACAATGAAATGAAACTAACAAAAGATATTCGAAATGAATTGATTGAAAAATATAAGGCAGAAGATTTTGTTATAGATAAATCTGGGTCCAAGATGGTTGAGCTTATTGGTGCCACATTTATTGCAGATGAAGATTGGATTATTCGTAAACCAAATTATGAATATGTAGAACGTGAATTACAATGGTATGAGTCACAAAGTTTATTTGTTGAAGATATCCCAGGAGAAACACCTGTGATTTGGAAAGCAGTATCCGATAAAAATGGAAAAATCAACTCTAATTACGGTTGGTGTATTTTCTCAGAAGAAAATGGTAATCAATACAATAACGCAATCACATCCCTGTTAAAGAATCCGTTCTCTAGACAGGCAACAATGATCTATAATCGGCCATCAATGCATATAGATGCTATCACTGATGGTAAATCAGATTTTATGTGTACATATGCTAATAGTCTTTTTATTAGGGACAATAAACTCATTAGTCATTATATCATGAGAAGCAATGACGCAGTGTTTGGTTTCTGTAATGATTTTCATTGGGCTAAACATGTACAAGAGAAAGCATTTGGTGATTTAAAGAAATCGTATCCAAATTTAGAACTTGGTGATATTATTTGGACAGCATCTAGTTTTCATGTATATGAAAGACATTTTAAATTTCTTGATGAGTTTGTAAACCAATAGTTTACAAATGCTCCTAGTTGTGATACAATAAAATATGTAAGCAACAATGGAGCATTCAATAATGTGTATTAGTTTCAGTGAATATGTCAATTATATGACAGAATCAAAACTTGACATATTCACTGATAAGTTAGTGTGGATTTCAGATAAAAATGTAGATTATAGTACAGGGATCAAAACAAACTTTGGTAAAGGAAAACTCTTTTCACCATACGTAAAGAAGATTATTGCTGGTTATGGCGATGTCATCAATTCCTATAGTATGTATCTAGCTTCATCTGACAATTCTACCGAAGTCCTCAAAAAAATTAAAACCGCTGATTTCAATGATGCAACATTCAAAAATTTCATGTCTAGATCTGGAATCTTTGGTGCCAAGATTTTCAAAGAAATTGGCGGTGACATTCTCGTTACACCTAAGTCTTCTTCTCTTCTAAATATTGAACTAGCAAAACAAATCTCAGCTAAAACAAAAGCACCTGTCATGGAGTCTGCCTTCATCAAAAATTCTAATGTCTTCAATATCGGAATTAATTATGATGATCCTAGACTATCTGAGAAAGTAGCAAAAGGATTAGAATCAATCCTTAAAAGAGCACAAAGAGAAGGCTACTTAAAAATGGTTCAAGTTCTTCCACAGAATCGTAAATTTTTAACAAATGTCTTCCAATTAGTTGATGATAATACTTTAGATAAGTTTTATGGTAAACACGTTGTAATCGTTGATGATGTAATGACTTCTGGTGCCACAATACAGAGTATCTATTCTTTGATCTCTTCTGGTGCAAAACAAGTCAGTGTTATCACGATGTTCAAATCTCAAAAGTAAACCCCTCTCGTTTTAAATCTTAGAGAGTCTATATGGCTCTCATTTCACAATAAGGAAATCCCGATGGCACAAGAATGGAATAGCTGTTCTAGTCTGGCTAATGATCTGTCTTTCACAGAAGCTAGTCAAAAATATCAACAATTATTGGCACTAAATATTGATCCATTTGGTTATATGCTCCAAATGCAATATGACTTACAAAAATCTCTTCACTCAAAACTACCAGAACAAACACAGGATGTTGAAAATCTAAAAACTATTGGTGAAAAATATATTTGGTTAAGAGACAATAAAATTGCTTTTGATGATGAATTTTCAGAGTTAATAGATGCATTGCCTGGAATGTCAATGGATGCTAAAGAAAGAACATCTCTTTGGAAGAATTGGAAATCAAATCGCGACAAAGTCCGATCAATTAATTTTTCAGATCTATCTGATGATGATAAAAAAGAAGCCAAATATGAAGCAATTGATGCCTTTCATTTTTGGATGAACATGCTTATCGCAATGGAATTAACCGCAGAAGAAATCTTCTGCTATTACTACACAAAGAACGCAGCAAATCATGCAAGATACCAATCTGGATACTAAAGGAGAACTATGAACAAACAAATTTTCGTTAAGAAACGAAACGGTGATTCAGAGCCGCTTGATTTTGAAAAGATCAATAAAATTTTGGAGTATGCATGTAGTGGTTACAACAATGTATCACCGAGCATGTTGGCTGTTAAGATGCATATGAGATTTCATAATAACATTACAACAAATGAAATCCACGAAAATGCTATTCGAGCAGCAGTAGACTTGATATCAGAAGACACACCAAACTATCAATTTGTTGCGGCACGATTATTGAACTACAAAATTCGTAAAGATGTCTATGGGCAGTATGAACCCATTGGTTTTCTTGATCATATCAAGAAGGTTGTTGATTTAGGGTTCTATGATAAAGAGATTTTGGATAACTATACTGTAGAAGAAATCAATCATCTTGATACCAAAATTAAACATGAGCGCGACGATTTATATACACATTCCGCTATGGGCCAGTTTGAACAGAAATACCTTGTAAGAGATAGAAAAACAAAACAATTGTTAGAGACTCCTCAATTTGGTTATATGTTGGTTGCTATGACGTTATTTGCAAAAGAGCCAGAAAAAACCAGATTAAAAACGGTTATTGACTACTACAATGCTATTTCGAGTGGTACCGAGTCTTTGATTTCTTTACCGACACCAATTCAAGCAGGGGTTAGAACTCCAACTCGACAATTTAGTTCTTGTGTTGTTGTTAAAGCTGGAGACAATCTAAAATCAATCAACGCGACCTCTGCTGCTATTGTTGATTATGTATCTAAACGAGCTGGTATTGGCTGTGACATTAGTGCTTTGCGACCTCTTGGGGCACCAATTAGAAATGGTGAAGCTACTCATACTGGTATTATTCCGTTCATTAAACATATGCAATCAGCAACTAAGTCGTGTTCACAAGGTGGTACTCGTTCTGGTTCTAGTACACTTTACCTTCCAATTTGGCACCAAGAAATTAGTAACATCATCGTACTAAAAAACAATAAAGGTACCGAAGATAATAGAGCACGTCATGTTGACTATGCTATTCAAATCAACGGTCATTTTTACAAAAAGGCATTGGCCCGAGAAGATTATTGCTTATTCAATCAGAACGAAGTTCCTGATTTATACGAAGCTTTCTTTAGTGACCAGGAAAAATACGAGCAGCTCTACAACAAATATTCAAATTCTAAATCCAAGAGTGTTAAGAAAATTAACGCTATGGAGCTTTTGACGAATATTGTAACAGAGCGAATTAATACTGGAAGAATTTATATTGCTCATGTTGATGTACAAAACAGACAATCTGCCTATAAGTCGACTATCTATAATCTTAATTTGTGTTTAGAGGTATCTTCTCCTACAGCAGATCTAACCAAATGGTCTGACTTAACAAAACAAGAAGCTACAGAATTTGGCTTGTATACCCCTGATATGCCTATTAAGGATTTCCAAAAGAAATTTGGAGAAATTACACTATGTACCTTGAGCGCTATTAACTGGGGTAATATCAAAAAGCCTGAGGATTTTGAATCACCTTGTGATCTTGCTGTTAGAGCTTTGGATGCTCTGTTGGATTATCAAGATTATCCTAATATTGCTGCTGAAGTTCCTGCCAAGTCTCGTAGAAATCTTGGTGTTGGCATTATCAACTTTGCACATTGGTTGGCTAAGAATGGTATCAAGTATGGAGAAAATTTAGAACTTGTTGATGAGTATATGGAAGCAATGTACTTCTACCTGATGAAGGCCAATGTTAAATTAGCTAAAGAGAAAGGTGCTTGTGATTGGTATGATGATACACTGTATGCTCAAGGTAAATTTATTCATGAAGTAAGAACACCATTCATTGATACCATTGTTCCACATAATCCTAAACAAGATTGGGAATCATTAAGAGAAGAAATGAAGAAATATGGTGTACGTAATAGTGTTGTTGTTGCTATTATGCCAGCAGAAACTTCTGCGTTAATCTCTAATGCTACAAACGGTATTGAGCCGCCACGATCTAAAGTTTCCGTGAAGGGTGGACAAGATAACTTAGTAAAACAAGTTGTTCCGAACATTAAGTTACCATACGATTATCTCTGGGAACAGAAGACACCACAGAACTATATTAAAACTCTTGGTGTAATTCAGAAGTGGACAGATCAAGCAATCAGCGCTAACACGTCATATAATGAAGACAATTTCGAAAACAATGAGCTTCCAATGTCGCAATTGATTGGTGATATCTTGTTTGCATATAAGTGTGGATTAAAATCAATCTATTATATGAACCAGCGAGTAACCACGGCATCAGATGATTCTGAGCAACCATTAGCTGATGGTTCGCCTGAGGAAGAAGCCGATTGTGATGGTTGTAAAATTTAATTGATAATTTGGCAAAACTATACTGTCTTACTAAATATAGTTTTGCACTAAATGGAAAATGATATGAAAAAGTTCAAAGAGTTTTTAACTGAATCTGAATTGTTGGAAAGCAAGTATAACGACTTGTTAGCAAAGAATGTTGGTGACATTGGTGGTCCTTATCTTAATGATATTGGTAGTCCAATCGCTGGCAGCATTCGTTTAGGTCCTGATAGTTATTTGTTACCAAATCGTAGACTTGGTGGTAGTTGGTATACATTAGTTAATGTTACTCGTAAAGGTAACATTGAAGCTGATATTAGTTCTGGACAAATTCAGTTTTTAGCTAAGAAAGTTTAAAAATCAGACTTTATAGAAAAGGACAAGAATTTTCTTGTCCTTTTGTGTTTCTGTAGTTTACAAATGAAAAAATTTGTTGTATAATGTACTTAAATTAAATGAACTGGAGATCAATTATGAACGAATTCGCAAATCAAATTTTACGAGAAGGCCAAACGATTAAACGTCTAGATTCTGACACTGATATGGGTTGTGAGTCTTTATTTGTTGTTTGGCATCCATATTCAGATTCATACTACACTATCACAAAGAAAAATGGTGAGTATTCTGAAGTCTTAAAATTGTCTTAATTTGCTTCGCTAAATACACATTCTCGCTGAACAATAAAAGGAACATAATGAAAGGAATTATTTTAGCA